TTACACATTTAGCTCAAATTTCACTTTATCACCTTTTAGTAGACTCTTGGTTTTCTCCAAATTGTTCTCGTAAATATGGACATTGCCAATATTGAGTGTGATAGACTTCAACGGTAAATCAATTTGACGGCTAATCAAATACAAGTGATAAATATCGGCGGGTAAACCTAAATTCGCATCACTTGAACGCTGGTAAGCCGAGACCACTAACTTGCCTTTATCTATCTGGAATTGCACCAACGAAAGGCAAGGTTGCTGATTGCTCTCTGCGCCTGTTTCGCCAAGAAATAGCACATAATTCTTGCTGCTCCGCTTTTCTCTATTAATTTGCTCAATTAAGCGCGGCAAACGCTCAAAATAAGTTGGATAAGAGTTTACCAGTATCGGTCTGCAATAATCCCACCAGTTAATGCCTTTTTCTCGGTATTTTTCCGTTAGCCTTTCGCCTTTTTGGAAAAGTTCTAATTCATTTTTGAGCTTCATTCTGGCGATGCCGTGCCCCTCAAAAATTTCAAGCAAATCAGCTGGCTTGAGTTTCAATTGTTCATCTAACAAATAACGAATTTCGCCTTTTTTATTTCGTTGCGTTTTTCCTTTTCTGAGGATTTTTTCTAGTGTTTTATGATATTTATTCATCCTTTATTTTTTATAGTGATACATTATGTCTTGATACGAAGTTTTATGCGTAGGGCAATTGGTCATCGCCGTACAAGTCGCGTCTTTAAAAGGATTTAAACTCTCGTTCGTACGAGTTCCAAGCCACTGGCAAAGCTCCACCACTTGACTTTTATTGCTGGTAAAATAAAAGAAGTTAGAACCTTGCAAGGTTTCCAATACTTCCAGATAATCTGTGAGTTTCCAATACTTATCGTTGGCATAAGTGGCGGTATCGGTACTTAAATAAGGCGGATCAGCCAAGAATACCACATTGTCCAAATCTTTATACTTCTGGAACAAATGGCGGTAATCCTCGCTTACCACTTCAATGCCTGCGAGGTAATCGCTTGCCTCGTCAAAATTGGTTTTTCGGATAGTGTTATATAGAGTGTCATTAGTAAAATCTTCAAGTTTGAGCCCATAATTCATTGAAAATTTTAAACTTCCAGAAAGCGTAATCCAATCCACAAAACCGCGCTTATCGGCTCTTTTCAGCACTTCTAGCACTTTCTCTTTTTCTTCTCCTTGAATTATCTTACCTCTTGGTGTTTTAAGGTTTAAAGCCCTCAATTCCTCTAAAATTTTATTCGTTTCTGGAATGGCTTTTAAACGTTTTTGAAAGTTATCAAAATCGTTATAAACTACCTTAGCCTCTGGGTGTACACACTTCACGGTGTGGCTAAGCAAGCCAGAACCACCGAACAAATCCACATAAATGGCATTACTCGGAAAGCCTTTTAAAGCCTCTTTAAAATGTTTTACAAAATTTCTCTTTTGCCCTTGAAATGGTAAGGGCGCACTTTTAAATTGTTTTCGTTTCATATTGTTTATTTTTTAATTGTTATTATCTTTGCCATCCGACTCAACAAAGCACAAAAAAAGCCACTGGCTACAGAAGACATTTTGTCCTCCGTAGCCAGTGGCTTGTGTTTTAAATTGAGTCGGATCTTTTTAAAAGCGGAGGACATTTTTTATACTTCCGTCCTCTACAAAAGAAGTTTTAATCCGTCAAATACACGGTAATTTCAACATTATTATTTAATGTTATAACATGCTCACCTGTGGCGCCTTTTTTACGCAATTCGTAGAGTTTTTTATCAAATAACACCTTACCTCCTTTGTCTATCAATTTGGCAGCTTCTTCATCATAAAGAGGTGGTGTTTGAAAATATGAAAACATTGTTTCAATGATATTTTGCCACAACAAACTTATATTTTCAATTATTTTTAAACCCATTTTAAAAAGCGTTTAAATTTCCAGAATAGCCAAGCTAAAAAAGCAATCACGGCAATAATGGCAGCGTATTTTAAGCCTTTAACGAGTTTTGTATTATCCCTTTCTAAATAGGTTATTTTCTCTTTTTGCGCACGGTTCTCCTGCTTTAAAATGGCATTTTCTGCCTTTTCATCTAAGAGCTCACGGCGCAAATTTGTAAACGCCCACGCTTGAGAACTGTCTTTTTGCTCGTTTTTTTTACTTAGCTTTCCGTTTTGCACAACCACTTTGTAAATGGTGTCGGTGCCTTTTATTTCGCTATAAATTGCAGGTTTTTCGCCTAGTGCTTCCAGTTGTAGGTTTTGGCTAGATAGCTGAAATCTTGACGAGCTTTTTAACTCGCTCAGCTCATGGGTTAGCTTCCTCCGTGCTATGCTTTGCGTTTGCACTTCGGCACTTTCTGCGCTCATCTCTGCCACTTTGTGGCTTTCTTTCCGAGTTCCGCAACTCATAAGCAAAATCAACAATAAAATAAATATTACACTTCTCATTTTTGGACTAATATTGGTATTTCTTCTAATTCTAACACTGCCAAATCCCACCATAAATTAAACGCAATTAGCTTATCATACAGCCAATTTCTTCCAACTAATTCGCCTGTTTCTTCATTGTAATAGGCAGGGATTCTTCTATAAAAGGCTTTTTTCATTCCTATCGTATTTAATTAATAACTCGGTTAAAAAGTCGGCGATTTTGCCCACATTGGCTTTGTATTTAGCCATATCGCTTTTGTTTGTGATAAAAGCAAATTCAATCAGTACGGCGGTGCCTCGGAGGTTTAAAATGCCAATTCGGCTGTGCTGACCTTGGTTGTCGGTTTTTACGCCTCTGTTGGCTATCCCCATGATTTTAGCCAAGCCGTCCACAGCTTCTTTGGCTAATTTTTTACTATCTGTACCCGCGTTTTGGCTTATGTAAACTTCCACGCCTGTGGCTTCGGGGCGTCCAGCGTTTAGATGCAAGTCCATCACCACATCACCCGTGCGCAGTTCCTTGCGGATACGCCCTTGATACACGCGGTTACTCTCTGAATTATCATCGGTATTATAAGCGTGCCCTTTAGCTTTAAGCCTTGCTACGATCATATTGCGGAGCTTGTCCATTTCATCGCGCTCAATGTAGCCATTGGCGACGGCTCCGCTGTCTTTATCCCAGTGCCCTGCACTGGGGTAAACTTTGGTATTAATCTCTATCATAACTTTAGTTGAATTAAATATTTTACAAACACAATGGGGTTAAGCGTTGCTGTAATATCCCGCCAATCAAACAAGCCATAAGCTAAATAGTCTCTTAACTCATTCAAAAAGGCGAAAGCAACAGTTACAAAATAACCAATGAGCAAGGCTTTCCACCAATTGAAATCAAAAGCGAGTAAGGCGTAGGCGACAACAAATGTTATCGCCAAGCCTACCGCTGAATGCAATGCTTTGTCTACTGGTATCATAACCCTAGTTTCTGTTTTAATGTTTTTTGTTCTTCTGGAGTAGGACTAAATTCATCTGATAATAAATATTCTAAAAAATTATCTTTTATCTTTAAATTATCTTTTATCCTTTTGATTTCTTCTTCTGTAATCTTTGGAGTAGAAAATTCAGAAGCTAAGACTTTATAAATATTTAATTCATGAGTATCTTCAACCCAACCATTTTTCCCTAAACTGTAACCATTACCATCAGAATGGTCATACCCATTTCCTATTTGAACTTCACCATTTTCTAAATTTGTTGTTTTTTGAAGTAATCTTCTATAAATAAGGATATTTGAACTACTACCTGAATTTAAATATAAGGTTTGCATATACGCTTCTAAACGAACACCTACTTCCTTCATAAATGAATCCATTATTTTTTCAACTTTTAATAAACCTTCACAAGAGCTTATTGAAGTTAATTCTGGTTCATTTTTTACATTACTACCTGAATTTATATAAATTGCATAAGAGCCTTCTGTCAAATAAGAATTAAAGTCTAGTACTTTACCCCCCTCTTCTACTTCTTTTTGAAATTTATATAAATCTAAATTACCTTTTTTAGAACTATCTAATTCTACAACTTTACCATTTCCATCGGCATAAAGCATTTTGACTTGATTACCAGATTGCTCCAATTGGCAAACAATTAGGCAGTCTTCTTTGTGAAATTGACTACCTACTTGTGGAACTTCTTCCCCATAAACGATTGTGTGAAATTTTGCTTGTCTTTCCATATATTTTTAATTTAAAAGTTATTTCCTGTTGCTGTATCTATAATTCCAAGTGCAGCTTTCCACTCACTTATCCGAATGTTATCTGCGTTTGTATTAGCTTTCTTTTCTAATTCTTCTGTATTCTCCTGTTTGAAGTCTTGAAAGTCTGTCGTGCGTAATTTCCCTTCTAAAGCGGTATCAAGCCCTGCGATATTTGAGACACTAAGGCTTTCTAAATGACTTCGGTTTTGTTTTATATAATTCACTATTTCTTTGAGCTCATCTAAGGTGTCATCGTTCACTTGGAGGAGCTGGTTAATTATATCCACTCTGCTCTGAATAGACGCCACGCTTGAGTTGGTACTTTGCAAGGCGGTTTCATCAGCTTTTAAAGCGATGGCCTCTTGCAAATCTTCTTTTGCCTTTGTTAAATCACTTGCCTCGGCTTTACTTTCAATATCCGCAGCCGTAAGATATTCAAGCTTCTTTTTCCACTTGGTAGTTTCAGAGATATTAGAGGCATCGGCATTGGCTTTGTTCTTTATCTCATCTCCAAACATAGCCGCCTTAATTTCTTCTTTCTCTTCGGCAGTGGTATGATTCATCGTATTGATGAACTTTTGAATGCTGAAAACATCCCCCTTTTCAATATTTACGGTGATTTTCCTTTCGGTTTTATTTACTTCAACTTTCATGGACAATAAGTTTTTTAATCGTTAGTTTTCCCTCCAAAAATGTGATTACATCGCCATCGTCTCTTTTCATTTTTAGCGCATAGGAATAGATGCCATCGGGCAAATTTTCTCTTTGCTTTTTTTCTATTACTAGGTTGTTGTGCTCAATGGAAAGCCCCCGCCCAATGGTTCTAAGTTCTTGGCGGTTGCCGTTCAAATCTTGGATTTCCATATAAAATTGAAAGCCACTTATATCTACGGCTTTTCCATCGCCGTCTAGGAGGTTTATCGTCCACGCGGGCGAGGTGTCGCCCTCTCTAAACACTAAATCCAAGCGCGCTATATCTTTATTGCAATTCATTTTCGTTCGTTTTTTGGTCGTCTTGTTTTTGTTTCTCCTCTCGGAGAATTTCTAAAACGTTTCCCATTAAGTCCTCGCGGTTTTTAAATATTCGTATTAACTCCTCCACGCTTCGATCCGTCTTTCTGCGGAGCTTGTCCTCGGCTTTTTCATAAACTGATTTCACTTCGGTAAGTACCAATGCCACGGCGCCAAGTATGCTAAATAAGGGTATCAATGGGAGTGGGTGAGGAAGTATCACCGGTGTAATCACATCGAGAAAGTCAAACATCAGCGCAAAGCTCATCATCGAATAATAAAAAACGAATTTGTTGATGGTTCTGCGGTAGCCCTCACTGGTGCGCGCTTCGCCTAGCGCCTTCGCTTTGCGCACCCCATAAATGAGGTCTACTATCATGGCTACAAGTACCACAACCCATACGCTCACCACTAACCATAGTTGCATGATGAGGTTTTCGTAATTCTTGTTTAAAATATCTATTATCATATGCAAAATTTTTATCTTCTTTCACTGATTAAGTAATAATTACCACCTGCATATCGTATCTTTGCATTATCGCCACGCCCCAAGTCAAAAAAACCATTGTAACCACCTAATGGATTACCATCATAGTTTAATAATTGAGCCGATGGACTTCCTTCAATACGCACAGTTCCTTGTGTTGGTTTAATTACCAAAATTTTAAGCTCAAAAGTTACATTCTCACCATAACCGAGCCCCAACGCCTGCTTAATCTCATTAGCACTAGGCAAATAAACAAATTCTCGACGCCCTGCCTGATTAAAGATAAATTCATGCGTTTTGGTAATATTGTGCTTAATAGCATTGTCGTAGGCACGACCTATATACCCAGTGCTAAAAAGTGCTTTTTGCCCTTTATGATATATATTATCATTTATTCTTGTTAAACCAGCTGTAATGTCTAAAGCTATATTCTCGCCTTGATAACTTGAAGATAACGAAGTAGCATCTAATCGCATAGCAACCAATCTTCGCCCACTTTCAAGACGCATAGTTCTAGACACAATCCCCACATCTTCTGACGGCAAGTCTTTTTTATTTATCTGTACCGCGCGCCAGCCTGCCGCCGCCTTAGCATTCATTATTTGGGTACCTCGGTTCTCTATATATGAAAATTCATTGCCCGTACCGTAAGAACCTAAGCTACTTTCATCTATTCTAAATCCTCCCACTTCTCCAGCCGTAGAAAATAAACTGCCATTTTCCAACACTCGGAAAGGGGCTTTATCCTTGTTAGCCTCGGTACTACCCGCCCAGAACCTCACATCATTTCCACTGCCTTTTATTGTCGTTCCGCTGATACCTGCGTTGGCTTTGCTTTCGTTGCGTTCATTTAATCCTCCTACTTGCAACACGCCAGTACTAATTACATCGCCATCAATGCTAGTGCTTAAAAAGCCCGTTACTTTTTGTAACCGCTCAGAACGATTATAGGCAATTTCCGCGCGCTCCCTCGCATTCCAATTAAGCGTTTCTACGGCATCTGCCAAATTGCTTATTTTCTCCCTATAACTATTAAACTTATCCCTTATTTCTTGGCGCGCTTGTTCTGTTATCTTCCCCGATGAAATGACTTTAATTATATTATCATATAGAAGCTTAAAACTAAGTTTAAATTCTTCATAAACAGGCTTTAAATCCCTTACAATACTATCATCTTGCGTCTTAGCGGTAACATCAGATTTAAACGCCGTGTGCAACGCATTTAACCTGCTGATTTTATTGTTAAAGTCGTTAATTTCTTCAGCACTAATCTGCAAGTCGTTTAAATAGCTGTTCAAAGTGTTTTTAATGCCCGTTATTTCATTGGTATATGTCATAAAATCGCGCGTAATGCGCCCCTCCTCACTTTGTGGATAAACCTTTACTTTGATATTTCTCAACGCATCAAGCATTACAATGTATTCTTCAAGTGCGCGGATTGCCTCATTTTTAGCCTCGGCAGTTATTTTCCTGTCGTTTTTTGCTTTAGAAAAATGCCCATCAAAAATGCCAAACAAGTCTACCATTATATCAAAAGCACTGTAATAGTTTCCGGCAGAATTACCGCCGACAACTCGTCGCACTTGGGATAATCTCTCCTCGTAATTCGCTTTTAAATTCTCTAGGCTCATAAATAAACTTTGCACCTCGGCATTTGGGATTACGCTATTGATCATCTTATTCTCAATATCTCTAACATTTGAAGAAACATCTCTAACTTGACGGCTTAATGATTCAGATAGCGTTTTAGCGGCTTGGACATTTCTTGCAACCTCCGAAATTCTAACTCCATTTACTTTCTCCATTGCGATAAATAGGGCTTTAGCTTTTAGCCTGTATTCTTCAAATTTAGACTTAATGCTTTGCTTCTCGCCGTCGGTTATTTTCTTATCTGAGATAGCCGATAGTATATAGCTGTTTAATGAATTAAAACTGCTGTCGTATGCTGCCTTAGCATTGACTAACTCGGCATCTCGGAGTTGCTCTAAAATTTTAGTAGCACGATTGGAATTTTGAGTATATTCAGTCTTTAAATTTTCCAAAGACACCTCAATAGCCTTGGCTTCTGCCTCCGTTACCACACCGTCTAAAATGGATTTATCTATATTTCCTTTGGCAATGCTTATATTCGTTAGGGCTTGGTCTACATAGTTTTTAACCTGCCCAAAGGCTGGGCTATCGCCTGCGAATTGCACCTTGGCATTAATCTCTATTTTATCCTGCTTAATATCTATCCAGTTATTGCCGTCTTGCGAGGTAATTCGCCCTGTGGTTATTTCTCCTCCATTGATTGCGGTAAATCCGGAAATCAATTTAATTTTCCTAACCTCTTTATCTTTCAGCGTGGAAATATAGCCTAGCTCAAAGTGGTAATAATTCCCGTCACTAAGCGCGGCTATTTTCTTGCTTGTGCATAGAATAGTCCCGCGGTTGCCATTGCGCTCACATTTGGCATAAATATAGCTAGCCTCGTTGGCTTTGAGCGTGTGGCTTCCTTGCGCAATATTCCAAGTTTTGGGCTTGTCGGCAATGGTGTAATGCACCAAGGTTCCAGCCGTATTTTTCACCTCATTGGCGGAGGATTGAAAAATAATCACATCGAACAAATCAAACTGCTGCAAGGGCGCACCTACGGATAGCATTTTAGTTTCAATGCTTAACGGCTTAATTTTCTCTGGTTTGAAATAGCCGTCAGCATCAAATGTATTCGCTTGAATTTCCTGCATAGTTTCGTAGGCTTCTGAAATTCTTTGCTCATTTTTTCGCTGTTCTGCAATGATGATATTGTCTCGTCTTTCTTTTTCTATGTAATTGCGCACTAACTGCGTAATGGTTGCTTGCTCGGCAATTTCAAAAGTGGTCAAATACGGATTATTAATATCTCGCGTGATACTCACTACACGAATGTCGGCGTCAAGTCCAAAATCCGCATCCTTGAAACGAATGGTATTCCCTAGCTTTAGGTTAAAGTTGATTTTCTTTAAATACAGCGGATCTGGCACAATGCCATAAACAAATCGCTGCTTGCTATTCTTGTCCAAATACTTTTGTGCCGCCGCTTGCAATTCTCTTTCAGCCTCTAATACATAAGCCTCCGGCATCATAACATCTACTAAAATGTATCTATCGCCCACGCGTGGCTTAAATTGCGCACTTGGAATTTCAAAGGCTTTTTCCTCTTTATTTTTCAGTAAGGTAAAGGCTTTGGTTTGGCTATTAAATCCGCCTTTTTGCACCTCTAAAACATAGCCCGCTAAGTCTCCAGTTTGAAATATTACCTTAGCCGAGGTGCCAGCTATTAAATATTTCGAGCCGTATTGGTTGTATTCGTTCAAGTCAAAATCAAGCGTTTCGTCGGCAAACATGCGGGGTTCATTGTCAAAAACTTTGGTTACTTTACCCACACGCTTAGGGTAAATCTCATCAAAGTTCTGCACATGCTCCACCACGCCATAGAATGCGGTATTTTTCTCCAAATAAGGCACGGGCATTCTAAGTCTTTTTTGCCCACTTCGGTAATTAGCCGGCAAATTTTTAGCCCCACCTTGTGCATACAAGCGTGTTACCAAACTTGCCTCGGTGTAAGGGTTGCGGCTAATGCTTTTAATGCCTTTGGACTTGCCGTATTCCAGCCTGTATCCAGAAGACTGCGTGCGGTTCTCTAAATGAATGCTTTTATCTGCGTCAATCCAAAGTTCAATATCAAATTCTTCGGCAATGCGGGTAAGAGCTGCAAGGCAATTCGTGTCATTGAAATCAACAGTTTTGGTCTCCGTGGTGGATACCTTACCAATGCGCCAGCCTAATTGCCCCGCTCTGTTAGTGTTTGCCACGACAAGCTCTAGCATTTTGGTTGCCGTGCCTGTAATAGAAAACTCCGGAATGCTCAGTTTATTCTCGTGGTCGTAAAAGAAATATTTAACCTCACTTAATCTATATTTAACCCCGTTAAATGTAAGATTATAACGGTACTGCCGAGTGCTTATTTTCTCCACGCTTGGTTCTTCCACGATATAGTAATTCTTACCATAAACGCTCACGCGGTCGCCAATCTTAAAGAGAATAAAATGATTTAGCGTGAAGTCCATCGTTAGTGTTTCCTCGCCAAAGATTTTCTCCGTAAGACTGCCGTTAGCTCTCACGGTAGCAACAACATCATTATTTCTGTATATTTTATATTTCATTTTGTAATACTTTAAAGGTTAAATCAAATTTCACAAAGACTTTTTCTACATTTTTAAGCCGTTTTAAACTGATTTTAAATCCTGATGATTTCTTATAAAAAACTTTATAAGTTTTGTCGTGGTCAAAAATGTAAAGCGATAATTCTCCAGCTTTTTTAAGCTCATTAAAAAGTGCCGCCCTGTACTGCCAAAACTGCGCGTGATTATTGGCTAGAATGCACATCTTGAGCGTTACATCTTTGTCCTTAAACTTAGGTTCTGCCAAATCATACTCGCCGCCATTTTGTTCTGCCCAATCGTTTTCGTAGACCTCTTTTCGTTCTGGAAACTCCAGCAAGGCTTCGGCACCTGTTTGAATTGCTGCACCCATTTGTGTAAGCAAAATGCCGTTTATTTTATCTTTAAAATCCATTGGCTTTCAAATCATTTCGGTTCGACTTAATGGCTTTCTCCACCTTGAAAATTCCCTCATCTATGCTGTGTAATTTCTCTGTATTTTCTGCTGTTTTACGCGTATTGCGCTCTATATTCATTTGAATTTTTATAAGCTCCGATAAGCGTTCTAGACTATTCCCGCCGTTGGCTTTGATGATTTTTAAAATATCCATCACATGGAGTCGCAACCCCGCCATATGCCCAGAAAGTATATTGATACTCTCCTGTGAGGCGCCTTTAATGGCACCTTGTAAAGAATTGGCGTTTTCTTGCTCTTTTATCACATTGAGCCCCGCTTGATTGATGAGCTCCAGTTTCTTCTTCTGCTCCTCAACAATCGCCATATACATCTGGTTAAAGCTATCGCGCTCGTCGGTAGTAATTACACCGTCGCCGATCATTTTCTCAAGCTCCTCGTGCAAGGCTTGTACTTTTTCGGTGAAGAATTTATCATCTAAACCTGCCAACACGGCATTGCGCAAAAATCCCTCAATATCATCAGCAAAATCAGCGAATGATTTTTTACCCGAGGCGATGCCTTGCTTAATGCTATCGGCTAAGGCTTGCGCTGTGGTACCAGTAGCGGCTTCTCGGAGTTGCTTCAAATACTCACGATTGGCAGCCTCCAAAGAACCGTACTCATCTTTGAGCTTCTTCAAATGCTGATAAGCTTCTTTGGCATCACCTGTCAATGGTTTGGATGCGTCTATTTGCTCCAGCTTTTTCAATAGCTCGTCGGTAATCTCAATGTTTTTTTGAGGAATAAATGAAGTTTGAAAAATTTTGATTTTTCCAAGTTTAAATATCAATTTCTTCTCAAAGCTTCCGATGCCTAAAAGTTCTGCGATATTCTTTTCTACATCTCTGACTTTGGTTTTCTTCCACATTCCTAGGAAACCACCTGTTTTGTAACTCTCTTTATCCACGATGGTTTTTGAGTTCAATAATCGTTTAGCTACGGCATCAATGTTTTGTTTAACCATCTCGGCTGACTTGCGATTGGCGGCAATTTCCTCTTTTATGTTCTCGACGCGGCTTTTGTACAAATCATTGATTTTAACTTCGTCCTGTAAGCGCTTTCTAAGCTCTGCATTATAGGCTAATTGGTGGTAAAATATCTCATCATTCCACTTTTTGAGTTCTTCTCGTGCCTTGCGCTCGCTCTCTCGAACCTTAGCCCCCATATTTAAAAAGCCTGTAATGGCTTTGATGGACTTGGTAATTCCGCCTACAATATCGCCACTGGCAAAGGAGGCTGCGGCACCAGCCACATCGCCAGCAATGTTAAGCAAATCGCCCATTGTTTCCACCGTATCGCCCAGCCCTTCGTCGTATTCTTTGAGTGCTCCGCCAAGCTCGGTAAAAGCACCTCCAAGTTCTCCGGCAACATCGGAAACTTTGGCGAATTTTTTCGCCATGATATCTTTGAGTTGGGCATTTACTTTATCCAATTCTTCCGCTTCCGCGGAAACATTGGTAATGCCTTTTTTTTGCATTTGAGCAATACGCTCAACGAGTTCTGCCTTTTGTTGTAATAAGGCTTTTTCCTCCACGCCTAAATCGGTAGAGGCTTGTATGGCTTTGGCTTTCTCCAGCTCATTTTTAATAAACTTTTTTTGCTCCTCATCTAGCCCATCGCCTGCCTTGTCCAAATACTCCTCCAAGGATTGAATGCGATTGGCCAGCTCTCTTTTGGTAATCCCCACAAGGTTCTGCGACATGCGCTGCATAATAGTCTCTCGCTCGTAGGCTTCGGCATTAATGGCATCGATGGCAGCCTTGCGCTGAAATTCTAATTCTGCCAGCTTTTCAGCCTTTATTTTTTCATTGCTTATTTGCTCTAACTGCTCCTTATCTCGGCGGTATTTTTCTTCTATGGCTTGACGCTTTTCATTAAATGAAATAAGCGCATTATAAGCATCACTAAACTTGCTTTCTTCGGCTTTGTTCTTGTCTTTGTCAAAGCTCTTTTTTTCCGTTTGCAGCTTATTTAATTTCTCCAATTGTTCTGGAGTAATGGTATCGCCTAGCTCTTTTATTTTGTTAATTTCAGCATCTAGCAAAGCCCCGTAATTCTGGTGCGCTTCTACAAGCAAGGCATAGCGTTTGTCGGCTTCTTCTTGCCCCACTTTGGTTTTAAATGCCTCATAAGCGGCGTACATTTCCTTTCTGTCCTGTAAGTCTTTAAAAAAGCTATCATTCTCCTGCTTATCTTTTGCCGCCTTTGTTTCGTTAGCTCGTAACCTTTCAATGCGCATTAATTCGGACACTCCAAGTTTAGCATTTTGCGCCTCCTGCTTTAATTGATTGTATTTATCTTCAATGTCTGCAATTTCTCGCTCCGAAGATTGCATTCGGGATTTTTGATATTCTCGTTCTGCTTGCTCTATACTTTTCAATGCCGCTTGGCGTTTCTGCGCTAATTGCTGTGCTAACTGCTCCGCCTTTCTTGCATTAGCTTCTGCACGGCGACGGCGTTCTTCTGCTGCCTTTTTAACCTCATCGTCTCTTTTCTTCAAAATACCTGCCTCAAATACTGCTTTTTCCTGCTCTATCTCTTTGTATTTCTCCGAATCGTCTTCGTAGCGTTTGAGCATTTTATTATATAAAGCTCTTTGAAGTTCGTCCGTTTTTCGACCTCTGGCTTTTAATATTTCAATGCGTTTTTTCTCGTTTTCTATCTCTATATCTAAACGCGCATTCATTCTATCTTTGGCGTTAGCCGCTTCGCTTTCATTGTAAGCCTTTTCAAAGCTATTTTTGGCATTTTTAACCAAGTTAGTAGCTTCATTTACTGCGCCCGCAAAATCCAATTGAAATAACTTAACCAAGGTTTTAAACACGGTTTCATAAAGGGATAAATAAGCGCGCAAAAAGCCCATTACATAAGATTTCACTTTATCTATCTTATCGCCAAAGCCCTCTACTGCGGGGAATGATTTTTTAATGCCTGCCGTAACTTTATCCCAGTTCGCAATTAGCGAACCTAACAAAACCACCACCAAGCCTATCCCCGTGGAGGCAAGAGCAATTCTAAAGGCTTTTAATGCCCCTGTACTAGTGCCAACAACGGCTGTATAAACTTTCTGCGATAATGTTTGCGCCTGTGTTAAAATGCTATCATTACGCTTGAGTTCTGCCTGTATTTGTTGCAAGCCTTGCAGTACCGACATTGCCGCCGTTACTTTCATAATGCTTTGCTCCACTTCTTTATTTTCTGCACCAAACAATGCCGCAGCACCTTGCGCCATGGAATAGCCCGCAGCAATGGCAGAAGTTGCACGAACTAGCGTATCTAAATGGGTAGTGGTGGATGCCGAGGCGTTGATTTCTTGGTTGGTTCGCTGAATGGCATTTCTTACTTCAACGGCTCTATCTCTTAATATTTGATATTCTTTGGAATTCTGCTTGCCCGCTATTCTAAGCCTTGCCATTGACTGCACAAGTTGCTCCAGCTCCGTTTGCAAATTGACAGATTTCTGCTTGTTTTCTTGCAATTGATTGCCAAACTCATCAAAGCCACTTTTCCCCGTGTTTTTTAGTTTTTTGATAGTGTTTTCTAGCGTTTCAATGTTTTGGTTTAGCACCTTGATTTTCTCTACATCGGTTTCCTGTGCTAATTCTTCTTTGAACGCTCGAAGTGCATCGCTCATCTGATCAATGCTATTGCCCGCAGTATCATATATTGCCGGCGTTCTGCCCAGCATTCTATTGGCCGCCTCAATATCTCTTTTTAAATCTTGAAACTCCTTAGAACCGCTATCCATAGAGCTCATCTTGGCATTAACAAAATCAATCACAACGCCCAGTTGCTCCATTTCATCATGTGCCTTGTTGATTTCTTGGCTTAAAATTTCCAGTTCTTCTGGAGAGGCAAATTGCGGAGTAAAATGCTTATCCGAAATTTGGTCTAATAATCGTCCGGCTTCCTCTAACTTTTGATTTGCCTGCGTTGTAGCTTCCACATCGATGGGAGCTATTTTGGTATTGGCGGCTTCAATAATTTTCTGAATAGCCTCCTGCGTCTTCTTCAATTGGAACGCGTAGACCCCCTGTTGCGTCGGGTCAAAAGTATTGTCGATTTGAGTCTTTAAGTGAGCAAGCGTCGAGGCATGCTGTTTTAGCGCGGCACTTTGCGCCTCGGTAAGTGTGGCATTTTTTGAGAGTATTCCAGAGCTGGCAAGTTGAGTATTTATGTATTCTTTAAACTTCTTTTGCGCATCGTCCATACTCTTAGTTTGCTCCATAGCCGCCTTAACCATTTTAGAAAATTCATCTAAAACAGTTTTATTATTCACGGTGAAATCAATCTTAATTGGCTCGAAATCGCTCATTTTATTCTCTTTCTATTTCTTCTGCACCTAGCCATTCGGCTAGTTCATCTATATTATTTAATCTCTTAGGTTCTTTCTTTTTATAGCCTACTTTGGGCATATCGGCAAGCATCATATTTAGCTCGGCAAATGTGCTTTGCATTACTTCTTTTTTGCTCAAATGCAGTTTGTGGCAGCAATAGCCCACAAAGCCAAAAACGCTATGAAAGCTCTCGCTTATTAACTCGTTTTCTCCGTCGGACTCAGATTCATCGGCTTCGTTATCCTCGTCTGCTGAATTAATCTGATAGTATTCGTAAAATCCTGCACCCCAGAAAAAGCGACCAGCAAACTAAACAAGTAGGACATTTCTTCTGTATTGGTGTGCTTTCTTAAACGCTTGGCAAGTCGTTTAACGCGCCAAGTGATACGCGTTTCATTGCGTATTGCCATGGCGATAATTTGCGAAATTTTACGCCCTTTGGTAGCTAAAAGCTCTAAGGCATTTTGCAGGCTGATTTCATCTTCTTTTAGGTGAATACCGGTTTCCAAAAATGCCTCACAGATTGCAATTTGGCACGCAATGCACGGAACTTTCAAGGTTTCAACGCTAGTTTTTCGTCCAAATATTCTCAAATAAAAAGGAGCGGGGAGTGTCATTTCCACGCCCCTTTTGAGTAGAATTTTAGCCGCTTTGATTTCCGACAAACGCTCCATTATTATACTGGCTCTTTAATGCTGATTTTAGACAGCGGTTTAAAGACAATTTCCAAGAGTGCAAGCTCTTTTTTCTTGAGCTTTAAGTTCAATCTTGCAAATACCTGTGTTTTCGGAATTTTAATCACATGCCCCGTGTCTGTGGTAATCTCCAAGGCTTTAAAAATTAGCTCGCCGTCGCCCTCTTTCCATTCGTTAGATAACGAGGTTCCTCCTTTTATTTTCTTAAGAAAATCCGCCGAATAGTCGTAAGTACTAACCTTAATATCACGCTTGCCTTTCTCGTGAAAACTCACGATTGGCACATCGTTTTGGTCGCAATACTCATCTGTAAACGAGCCTTCTTCCTCTGTCATTTCAAAGGTATCGCGGTAGGTTTTGAACTCCGTCAATGAAGCCGGCATATCCGTTTCATTTTTGACATCTCCAATCTTGATGGTTTTTAATCCATATAGTGCTTTTTCTGCCATTTTAAATGTGTTTTAAATGTGTTTTAAATATTGTTTAATCTTCTCTCAAGGCTTCTTTTAATTTCTCTAAGCCAATGTTGTGAGGCGCTTTTTTTCCAAATTTCTCCGCATACATTGCAAGGAGTGAAGCCCTTTCAGCCTCCGCCTCTGACACTTCTGCATTTTCATCTTCATTGGTTTGTTCGCCTTGCTCCGGAGGTGTTGTGTCCGCCTCATTTGCAGGCGTTTTCGGAGCCTCATTGTTGGTCAAAACTTCCTCTCTTTTGAAAAATGAAACTTCTTTATTTTCCAAATAAGCTGCATGATTTTCGGCTTTTTCTTTTTCATAAAAGCCCTGCCCGTCAGCGGTCAGATATACTTCTTTTAAATCCGGATAATTATTAAATAATTTCTCCGCTTCTGCGATTAAAACGATTGCTGTGATTGCTTTTAGTTTACTCATAATTTGATAGTTTAAAGCAGTGGGCTTTTGCGCCCACTACTGGGTTAATGTTTAGGCATTTGCTTGCTTTAATACTCCTACGCCCTCGAAGTCTTTGCGTTTTGCCCTTCCGCCAATTCTGACAAGGAATGAGTAAATATCGCCGTACCACTGAGGATCTTTCACACGCTCAAAGGTTTCAAGGTCGCCGATGGCTTTTTCGACCGTGTTCTTATTCCAAAAAATAGCCGCCTCGCTGTCGGTAGCTTCTACCACGGCACCAAAGGCTTTGAAGTCTTTATTTTGCGCCATGACAAACACGCTAGAACGCACCAAAATATTAAAGCCCTGCACCTTGTAAATAACGCCCTCTCTGCGCTCTTGCTCGGTTACCGACTGCATATAAGTAGCCGTTAGCTGGCTATCCGCAGGGAATAAGTCTAAAAGCGCATTTGATGGAAGCAAGGCGTACATATTGCCCTCGCTCCATGCTTTCTGTGAGCGCAATAAATTCTGCATTCTCTGCAAGTCGCTAAGCGTCCATTTCTTGCGATTTCCAGTGGCATTTTCTAATAATGGTTTTGCATTTGCCCCTGTGGTCTCCAAAATGTTTTTAACAGGTAGCGACTTGTTGTCACCGATTGGCGACACTACCATATTGGTAAGCATGCCCTCTGCTACTTCCTCTGATAAATTCGCAATATCTTGGTCTAAGACAGAACGGCGTTTATCATAGCTAAGCTCCACGGTTTCTGCATGCGGAATATGCACGGGGTCGGTAGTGTACTCGTCGATTTGATACAATACCTCTGTATCCTTTCTCTGCTTCACATCAGCGGGCAAAGTCTTACGGTTTTTTACCACCTTAGACGGCGCGCCAGCCTGTGGTATATGCACGATTTTCCCCGCTAAAATGTTTTCTGAAGACACATCGGAAATGTGATTTAAAAAGGTGTTATCCTGTTTTAATTTTTCCTCAATGGTTTTTTTCCAAATTTCTCTTTCTAATCCCATAGTTTCTTTTTTTAGTTAGTTCCAAATTGTTGTTTTTTGCGCTCGGCAAAGTATTCCGGATGCTCGGCTTTGAGCGTAGCCAAGTGATTACCCTTGTCTAGTTCGTCCCAAGTCATCTTGTCAAATTTTGCCAATTTGCTCTCGTTATCTTTTAATTGTTCGGTTACGCTTTTGCGCGCTGGCAAGGCGGCAAGTAATGCCATTGCTCCCTCATAAGGCATTGCCAAAATCGGTGCTTTCCCCGCCTCGTCTAATTTCCCAGCCTTAACGGCTTTGTCTACTTCGGCGGTGAGTACTGCGGTTTGTCTTTCGGTTTCAGCTTTTTTCAACTGATCAATTTCTGCCTTTAAGGCTACTTTCTCCGTTTCCGAGGCAGTAAGCTTTGCCTCAATGCTTTTAACGGCATTCAAAATTGCCGATTCGTTTGCATTTTCTTCTAGCTGTAAATGTGCTGTAAGTTCTTTCATTTCATTTTTTGTTTTGATATATTCATTTTCTGCTTGTAAACAAATGGCTTTAATTTCTTGCTCGCTCAAAGTATCTCCATTTTGATTGTATAACACAACGGAGGCGGCATTAGAGGGGATAGCACAAATGGAGGCTTCGGTTAATTCACACTTAGTAAGTGTAAGCACGCCATTTTCCATCACCATATCTTTTGGATTAAAAGTAAAGCCCATGCTGCAACCTTTGAGAACGCCTCGCTCCACCTTGCGCACAACTTCTTTTCCGTCCACATCCTCTGTATCAAATTTGGGCGTAGCTGTAAGCAAATGCTCCTCAACCGATACATCCTCCCAACTGCCTAATACATCTTTTGTGTTATTTCTGTGGTTATTTAAGCACACAGGATTAGACAAAAAACGCTTTAAGTTTATTCCAGCGGTTTTAACCCTAAACCCGTAGGAATTAGTCACTCGCTCATCGTTTAATATGAATTTCATGGCTTGGTATTTTTTCGTTTACAGGGCAAAATTCAACCAAACGAAACGGCTAAAAAAATCATGATTTTATCATAGTGCTAAAATCAATGCATCATACTCTTAAAATAGCACTATCATAAAAATGCAATTTCTCAAACATTGATAGATAGTGGAATTTTGCCTTAAAAGTTTGACAGTATGGCAAAGAAAGGACGATTGACAAATAAGGAAAGAGAGCAAAAAAAAGAGTACGCTAAAATGCTCTTTTTGCAAGAAAAAAACATCAGCATTAAAGAGCTAGCCGAGCGCGTGGGCGTAGCGGTAAACACTGCCTCCGAGTGGATTAAATCCGAGAAGTGGGAGGGCTTAAAGCGCAACATTTTACTCACACGCCAAGAGCAACTCGTGCAAATGCAAGATGAGCTTGCGGAAATCAACGCTTATATTCAAAGCCAAGAGGAGGGCTACCGATTTGCCGATTACAAAACCGCCCAAATCAGAAATCAGCTGATTAAAAATATCAAGGATTTAGAAACTAAAGCACTACTCCCTGAGATGATTAATGCGCTCACGCAGTTCTTGGATTTTGTGCGGGTTGAAAATCTAGACGATGCCCAACTATTGGCAGACTACACCGACGCATTTATTAAATCAAAACTTTAAGGCTATGCTTATAACCAAGAGATTAACACCCGAAGACCGCAAGGCGTTAGAGTTTTGGGAGCGATATTATACCAACCTACGCCAAAAAGCCAGCGTGGATTTATCCGAAACCGCCACGGAAATTGAACGCAGAAAAAAGCGTTTAGAGGCAAACCCCGAGGAGTGGTTTAAATACTATTTCCACAAGTATTATAAATGTGAACCGGCGGCATTTCATAAAGCCAGTACCAAGAGAATTACCGAAAATATGGAATGGTACGAGGTGCGCGCATGGTCGCGTGAGCTTGCCAAATCAGCGCGTGCCATGATGGAATTTACTTACTTAGCCCTCACCGGTAAAAAGAAGTTTATCATCATTGCCTCGGCGACCAATGAATCTGCTAAACGCCTTTTAACGCCGTTTAAAAGTGCTTTTGAAAGTAACACGCGCATCATTCACGACTATGGCATTCAGCAAAACCACGGCAACTGGAGAGATGATCAATTCACAATAAGAAAAGGTGCCATGTTTATTGCTGTGGGGGCAGGAAATTCGCCCCGTGGATCAAGAAATGAAGAAGTGAGACCCGACGCCATTCTAGTGGACGACTTCGATACGGATGAAGACTGCAGAAACCCAGACACCGTGGATAAAAAGTGGGCGTGGTTTGAAAAAGCGTTATACGCTACTCGTTCCGTTTCAGAGCCTATTACAGTACTGTTTAACGGAAACATCATTGCCGACTATTGCTGTATCAAAAAAGCCATAGAAATGGCAGACCACACGGATATTATAAACATACGGGACAAAAACAACAAATCCACTTGGCCACAAAAAAACACCGAGGAGCATATCGACCGAACATTGTCCAAAATATCGGCGCAAGCGGTGCAGGGCGAATATTTTAATAACCCTATCAGCTTGGGGAAAGTTTTTAAGGAGATAAGCTATGGTAAAGTATTACCACTCAAAAAATACAAATTCCTTGTTTCCTACACCGACCCCTCTTACAAGAAAAACGGAGACTTTAAGGCGACAGCTTTGGTGGGCAAGTACAAAGACGAGTACCATGTAATTGATATGTTTTGTCAAAAAAACACTACCGCCAAAATGCTGGAGCACCTTTACGAAACCTATAAGAAAACCTCCAGCGCGGGCGTATCTGTGTACTATTACATTGAATACCCTTGGATTGACGACCCCCTAAAACGAGAGATTAAAAAGGCGAACAAACGCTATAACATAACACTCCCGCTGAAAGCCGATGAGCGTAAAAAAACCGAGAAGTTCTACCGAATTGAGAGCAATTTAGAGCCGCTTAACCGCAATGGCAAATTAATATTTAACGAGGAACTAAAAGGGCGAGAAGATATGAAAGAAACGGAGTTCCAATTTTTAGCCTTGTCGCCAAAATCTAGAGCGCACGACGACGCTCCAGACGCCGTGGAGGGTGCCGTGTGGATTGTAAACCACAAAAATTTACAAGGCGACCACACGCCCAAGGTGTACCAAAAAGCTAAGAACAAAAAAAGATATTAAACCATGTTTATAGAAATTGAAGAATTAAAGACTCATTGCCGAGAGGCAAAGCTTAAAAGAATTATCGAAAACGACGAGACCATCGCGCTCGCTGCACTGGATATGGCCATTGATTTTGCTTCTTCCAAACTGATGAAAACCTACGACACGGGGGCTATTTTCTCTGCCACGGATTGCGACAGAAGCCCGCTACTGGTTAAGTTTATAAAAGACATTGCGATTTGGGAAATCATCACACTGGCAACACCTGGCATTGATTACGAAGACAAGAAATTCCGTTATCAAGAGGCTGTGAATTGGCTTACCGCCGTTTACAAAGGAATGCCAGCAAATCTTCCCAGACTAATGGAAGAAGAAAAAGGCGTTAAATCATTTTCCTATCATTCTAACCCACCGCGTAAAAACTACTACTAATTATGAGCAAAATTGGATTTAAACAAAAGAATAGCCAAAAAAAGACTTTAAACATTAGCCAAGTGCTAGTGGTAAAACCCGAAAGGCACAGCTCCTTAGATATTGAAAACTGGATAACCGCTATCTCGCAGGCTTATCGAGGCAGGCGTCAAAAGCTCGTGGAGCTTTACAATAACTTACTAATGGACGGCGTACTATACGAAGCCATGGACAAGCGTGTGCGCGCCATAACGAATGCCAATCTCACCTTTCAAAAAGACGGCAAAGAGATAGAGGAGCTTTGGGACTTGATAGACACGCCCGAATTTGAAAAATTACTCCGTGAAATTTTACTTTCTAAATTTTACGGCAAATCCATCGTGGAGCTTGATTTTTCAAATGGTTTTAAGGTGCAAAGTATCGACCGCCGACACATTGACACGCTGCATAAGTTAATTTTAAAAGACACCTCCAGCGATGAGGGCATTCCTTACGAGGATAACGATTTTATTTTAAACATTGGCGATGATAAAGACTTAGGGATATTTGCGCGCACGGCACCTTACGCCATATTTAAACGAAATGGAGGTGCAGATTATGCGCAATTCTGCGAGCTGTTTGGCATTCCGCAGCTCATCGGAAAATACGACCCCGACGATGAAAATGGACAGAAAGAAATGGAGGAATCGTTTAGGAAACGAGGGGCGGCGGCTGATATGGTTTTAAGCAATAAAAGCTCGGTAGAAACCTTGCAAACCAGTCAATCCAACGGCGCAGTGCATCGTGAGTTTTTGGAGCATTGGGACAAACAAATATTAATCAGCGCACAGGGGCAAACGATGACCACCACCGATGGAACTTCACTCGCTCAGGCAAAAGTGCATGGCAACACAGAAAACGACCTAAACAAAGCAGATAAAATCTTTGTTCGTCGCTTTTTAAACCAAGAGCTTAAACCGCGACTTGAAAAAAGAGGCTATCCAGTAGCGGGCGGCTTCTTTAATTTCATCGACGAAAAAGAAGATTTAAAAGCCATAGACAAATTAAGTGTTGCCGAGCGTGTAAATCAGCTTACCGCCGATGGTGTAGATGATGATTACTTCTATGAGGAATTTGGATTGCCTCGAGGGGCTAAGAGCAAAGAACGAGAGCAAGAAGAACCTGCAGACGAACCAGAAGAAGAGGAAATCCAAACGGATGACCCCCCTAAGGAAAAACATAAAAACAAACCAAAAAACACGCCCAAAGTCAAAAAAGTACAAGCCAAAGATTTATCCTTATTTGACAAGCTAAAGGATTTTTTCGCCCACGCTCCTCGGTAGAACTTAGCCTATACGAGGAGCTGGATTGGCAGGCTCTGGAAAAAGAGTATAAAGGTTGCTGTGGGCAAGTTGAACAAGCCCATCTTTCCGCTGGATTTGATACCGAATTTAGGCAGGAATTTACAAAGCTCATGAAAGAAATGTATTTGCAAAAAAACAAGCATTCTTTGCGGCATAAAGGTGTCGTTCGAGCCACTTTCAACAAATTATGGCAAGGGGTAGAGGGGGAAATAAAACCTATCATAAATGAGGATTTAAAAATTGAAAATGCTCCATTTATCCAAAAAATGAAAGACAATGTTTGGGAGTTTTCTATGGCTAAAAATACCGCTGACAATATTGCACTAAATAACGCACTTATTTCTCCAAATGGAAAAGTGAGAAGCTGGAATGAGTTTAGAAAGGAAGCTCTAAAAATCATTGACCGCTCAGCTCGTTATTTAAAAACAGAGTATAACACGGCTGTAGCCAGTGCTCGCATGGCGGCAAAATGGGAAAGATTTCAAAGAGAAAAACACATATACCCTTATGCTAAATTCTTTGTCGTTCAAGATAACCATACCTCCGATATTTGCGCGCCTCTGCATGGTGTAGTAGTGCCATGGGATCATCCATTACTTAAAACGCATTTTCCTCCCAATCACTTCAATTGCCGTACAGATGTGGAAGCCGTAAGATATGAGGAACCTACACCGAACGAACAAATAAAAGCACCCGATATTCCTCAAAATTTCAGAAATAACATAGGGATTACCGGAAAGATATTTGCAGAAAATAGCCTGTATTTTGAAAAGCTAAATGAATACTTTACAGAAGACGAACAAAAGGTTATTCTAGGAGAATTAATGTCGGAAGAACAAAGTTTTGTTTCTAGATATGTAAGCGAAAAAACAGAGGGTGTATTGAGAGTAAACATTAATCCCGATCTAAAAGATTTACCTACAAATTTATACTTGGGTAAACTTATAGTGGACGACCACAAAGCCAAAGTAGATATTTTAGCACATCTCGAGGGTAGAAAAAATCCCGAATTTAGGATTGATGGAATTATTGGAGATGCTACCAATAGAAATAAAGACACTAAACCTCAAAATTTCATCACTAATTCTGTTAGAAAGCTTTATGATAGTGAACAATTGGGAGGATTTGACAAGGCTTGTTTAGTGATGAATTTTGGAGAAATAAATAATGTTTCTGTAAAAAACAAAAAACGAGCGGCTTCTGAATTACAAGAAAGTTTTAAGAAATTTGACAAATTAGAATTTGTGATTTTATTTGCTAATGGAAAAGTTTGGAGAATTGACAGAGTTACTGCTTTAATGACTCCATCAAATGACTTTAAAATAAAATTTGCACAATTTATTGATAAAAAATAAACTTGGGCAAGTAGATTGCCTACTTGCCCGCATTCATCTGCGGATTGGTTTGCACCGCTCCGACTTGTCTTGCAAATATACAAAAACTAAACCAAATAATAAACAAATGAATAGAAATTTAGAACAGGTGATGCGTGCCATAGAACAAAGAACGCATCAATTTTTAGATGATTTGCCAATTATAATAGCAAACGAGGCTTTACTTTTCGCCAAAGAAAATTTTGACCAGCAAAGTTGGCAAGGAAGTAGCGTAGAGCCTTGGGCTCCGAGAAAAGACAAAGAAAATGAAAGGAGTTTGCTTGTCAATACCGGTAATTTACGACGAAGTATTGATAAGGAAAACGCCAAAATAGAGCCCAAAGCCAATGGGGTAACGATAACTATCGGTAGTGATGTCCCCTATGCCCGCGCACATAATTTTGGGTTTTCTGGCGTTGTAGAACAAAATGTGGGAGAGCATCGCCGAAAGTCTAAAAAAGGAAAAGAATACTTTGTAAAAGCCCATAGAAGAAATATGAAAATGAATATCCCTAAGCGACAATTTATCGGAGACTTTAACGATAGCCCTATTTTTGCCGATAAAATTAAGGAAATCATAAAATTAGAAGCTAAGAAAATAACGAATATTTAAACCATGAAAAAACTCTATTTAAAACTCTTTGAAATGCTAAAAGAAATCCCAGAAATAAATTATATTGATTTAAACTATGGGCAGCTATTCGAGAGCAAACCACCGCTTGATTATCCCGCTGTATTGATTGGAATTAACATTATAAGTTCCGACGACTTTCATAATGTATTCCAGCAAATAAACGCAGATTTCACGCTTACCATTGTAGATAAGCACTGGGATACGGACTCGCTAACAGAGGACGAGCGCAGAGAGCAGGCGTTATCTTATTTAGATTTGTCGGAAAAAATATACAGAAAATTGCAAGGCTACGAGGATGCGCATTTCGAAACCTTTTCACGCATAAGCGTTACGGAGCAACCTTTGAGAAAAGGTTTAAGGATAATTGCCGAGCGTTATTCTTGTGGCTGGAAGGAGGATTGTGCCACACCATAAACGGGTATATTTTGCGCAATGCCGGCACATCTACACCTTGGCGCTCCAGCCTATATAGATTACTAGAATTCTTGTTAATAATGGCATTTATGCGATTTTGAGTAAGGTCAAATTCAAGGCTTAAAGCCTCCATACAACGCGAATATTTATACTCCAAAATGTGGGAGTAATAATAATAGCGCGCTACGAGTTTTTCGTTGCGATAACGGAGCAGCCCTGTATTTCTGCCTTTTGAATTGATTGCCATACCACAAAAATAAAAAACCCTAAGTTATTACGCAACTTAGGGTTTTATTATCATTTTATCAACTCTCCCACACACGATTGTTGATGTAGGTTTCTGGGTAAGCCAGCGCGGTTCCGTCGCGGGACTTGGCGCTTTTGTAAATGCTTATATAGTTTAAGCACTGGGTGCGTTCGGTATCATTCAGAGCCTCCCATAATTGCTCACAGCGTTTTTTCTTGCCTGCAAAGTTGCCGCAAGTCTTCCAGAACCGCTCAAAACTTAAATCGGCGGGCATTTCTTCTATCTTGCCGTACTTGATGGCTTTTTTCATTTCTAGCATTTGACCAATGCGTATCGGCGTTGCCTTTTGTAATAGTTCTCCATGCGTCTGCGCATCCATTTGCGCTTCAATTTTCAGTATTTTTAAATAGCCGTTTTCTGCGTAGTGGTAGGTGACGGAGCCTTGAAATTTAGGACTTGTCATTACAAAAATTCTTTCTTTCATGGTTGTAATTGTTCAAAAATTTGAGAATTAATCATTAAAACGGAATGTTTTTCATAAAAAGAATCATGAGGTAATAGCTCTCTAACCCTCATTAATACCTCTGAAAGCGCGTAAGCTTCGTAATATTTCAGAATAAGCTTAAATTCTTTCTTTTGTGGTTCATTTCTCTTTTCCACTTGCTTTTTCAAAAGCTTAGTAAGTAGTTCATCAAATATGCTTTGCACCGCCATTTGCGCTGGAGCTTTCCCAGTTATTGTTGGCACTTTTTCTAGTGCAATAAGCATAGCATTTAAATGCGCAGGATTTAGTTTAATTGTTACTTTTTTCATAGTCTTTAATTTTCGCTAGGTTTTCCCCCTAATTTTCTAAACCAAGGCTTAGAACCTGCTACTTTGCGATAAGTATCTTCTTTCCTTTCCATAGATTTAAACTGCTTTACTAGTTCCTTTAATTCTCTTAAATCATAGTCTTTTAAAGGCTTATGCAGAATGCTACTTTTAAGCATAAAGTTATTAAATGGCGCCCAACTTTCGGAGCTGTGAACGCCAATTTTAGTAGCTATTTTAAGCACAATAGAACGCAGGCGTTTCTTCTCATCTTCAATCTCTAAATGTGTTACATAATCATTTAAATTAGCCTTGGGTGCATAGCATTTAAGCAAAAGGGTTAGCTCTTTTTCGTTAAGCTCCTCCAGCAAGGTGGTTCTGCCATCGCTCATCGCCGATACATTAAGTGCCAAATCAACCGCCGAAACACCTTTATTTGCCACTATTTGTTGTATTTTTTCTATTGTTTTCATTCTCTAATAATAAAAATAGTGTCTATAAATTCGATTTTCTCGGCATTTGGAAAGCGTTTGGCTACCATTTCTAGGCTCTCTGCTGCCACATACTTTTCGTAGCTAGTTCTATCTACAAAGTCGGGTTCTGAAAGGTAAATTTTATATAGTTTCATTTTTTAATCTTTATTTCAATTTATAAGTTTTACTATCTATTCGTTCATATTTAAATCCGAGTTGAAATTTCTCTTGCTCTAATTTTTTTGCTTTAGCCAAGGCTTTCAAGGCTTTGTCTCGCTCCAGCTTTCTGACGGCTTCTGGAGTAAGCTTAACTCCTTCAAATTTTAGTGCTTTTTCTCGTTCTCTTTTGCGTGGCATATTTTGTTGTTTTTTAATTTGTCCCCGCCGAGGGCTCGAACCTCGGAGCTTGCCAATCGGGGTACCTTACCAGATTTCTGACTGCATTTTCTTGGTAGATTTAGGACAGCCATCGAGTAGCAGAAACAATCGTGAGTCATCACTTTATCCTGTGTTACTTGCCCCAGCCGATGACTTGCACATCGGTGTCTGCTTGTCTGGGTAACTATGAAGAATTTTAAACTTATATTTTGTTTAAAAAGTCGTTATCATCATCGTCAAAGTCCGATAAAAAAATGCCGAGTATAAATCCCGCTACCACGAAAAATGTGGCGATAAAACCAATCCAAGCCATTACGCCTCGTATTTTTCGTTTACTGGAAATAAATCATCTACATTCGTCCCCTCTGGAAAATCAACCGCTGAAATTGAAAGCGGAATATTCACTTTTTTGCCCTGTGCGTCGGTATAGCTAGCGTCTACGAAAAAGGCAGAACGCTGTGGCTTATAAGCTTGGCGGATAATGTTTACAGCGTCAAGAAATTCCTCGTTGTTTATTTCCTCTGCTAATTTTGTGAGTTCAATTACTCGGCTAGCCTTCAAATTGCCTTTGCTGTCTTGCTTGAGTAGCCTTTGGATTACTTTCACCAAATTAGCAGAGTTATCATCCTTTGCCAGGCTTTGCAAAAAATCCCTCACTTTCTGAATACCGGCAGTTACGCTATCATCCCAATTGTCAATTATCCGAAAACCATAAGTTATGCTGTTGCCTTTTTCATCACTAAAGGTGTGCGACTGCTGCGTATCTTTTACGCCAAAAACTTCATTTTTAGTCTCTAACAATATTTTTAAGTTCTCAAAGGCAAACAATTTGACTTGGCTAATGTTTTGGCTTAAAGTCTTCAACATTCCCGCAATTCGCGGTAATTCTTCGTTTACTAAATCTTTGTAGGCTTTTCTTTCGCCTGCTTTCTCTTGCTCTCGGCGTTTAAGCTCCGCCGCCAATTCTTCTGTGGTTAAATTTTCTAAGCTCATTTTATTGATTGTTTTTTAAAAGTTTCTTTATTAATTCTAAGGGTTACACCTTTCCCTGAACGCTTGATGATTGAATTACCGACGATATCCATATTTTCGCGCGTAGCGTATAATTTGGTTAGTGATTCGTTATTAAATTCATTCTGATGAACTTTTACAAATCTTTCATCTTCTGTAATAGATGCTTCTGGAAAAATCTCCTTTAGTCTATTTTTTAAATCTTTTTCGCTCATAATTCTTGTTTTTGTGCCTCTGAAATAATTCTTTCTACCATCTCAATTGCTAATTCTTTGCTCTTAATTTTTCAAACATTTTCTTTGCTGTTTCTTCCGTTTTTACGCCTATATTAAAAGAAATCCTCGCTCCGTCATCTTCAAATTGAACTTTAATTTCGGGTTGATTTTCATCTAGGTCAAAATCTTTTGTAATTAGTATTTGCCCAAGCTCTGCGCTATCGTGAATAATTGCAAATTTTTCCATTGTGTTTATTTTTTAATCGTTAATGTTATGCCTGTTCCGCTGCGTTTCAAGGTTCCAAACTTGCTGTAGGTGTAGTGAAATTCTGCTAAATCTTCCAGTTTCAATTCCTCTGCGTGAATTTTGAAAGTGTCTTTTTCCTCTTTGACTGATGCTTTCGGAAAAAACTCTTGAACCATCTTTTTTGTTATTGTTTCGTTCATTTTTTTTATTTTAATTCTTCGAAATAAAGTTTTATGAATGTTCCTTTTTCATCTTCGCCCTCTGATATTTTTTCTTTATCTCCGTGCAAATAAATGTGGAAGTTTTTATCTAGTCTCAAGACTATTAATTTTCTTCCCTCTAGTAGTTTTTTAAGTTTTCCCATATTTAAAATTGTTTTAAAAAGTTTTTAAATGCTGTTTTTTCTTCTTCTGTTGGCGTGTCGAAAGGCGTTACCCATTCGCCCTGTTCGTTCTGAATAAATGCTTTGCCATTTACTACATAATGCTGGCTATGCACGCGCTGAATTTTAATTTTATTGCTCATAGATTTATAATTATTTCGTGCCATTGTTCGTTTATAGGTTCAACCTCTAATTTATTTTTTAAGCTGTGTGCTTCTAGTAAAATATTGTAAACTTTTTGGTCTAAATCTTCGCTTAAAGTGGGAATTTCTTCATTCAAAAAAACATGAATAGCCCCGTGCAGTTTCAATCTCTCGCCGTAGCTCAAGCACTTTTCGCGCTCGCTGTCATATCGTAGCACAAGGCGCAAATCCATATAATTAAACCAGTTTTTTCTTCTCATATTTCTTTTGTTTTTTGATTTCGTTTAAAATGGCTGAGGGGTACATTTTCACGCCCTTTTCATCGTAAATGGCGTCTATGTAAGTCTCTAAAACATTCAAAAAATGATCGGGCTCATCCAGTCGTACAATTAAATCTTTATTGTCGTGCAAAAACTGCTTTTCTACATGCGCAAGCCACATATCTTGAAAGTAATTCAGCATTAAATCATTGCCATAAAGCTCTCGTGCCGTGAAAGCCGTAACTTGGCTAAGCTGTTGGCAATACTCGTAAAAACACGCATCACGAAAGCCATCGTATTGCGGGTAACTGAAGTGTAAAATTTCGTGTATCATAGTGGTTTTATTTATCCTTTTTGTAACAATTTAAGTTCTCGTTCTTGTGCTTTATTTTTGTTGATGGTGTAAGGGGTAAGCTCATCGCCTCCAATCCTTGATTTTTCTATATAAGCCTTAAAGTCTATTACTCTTATTACACTTTGGGCATCCCACTTAATAGCATCGGCAATAGCACCTTTAGGCTCCCCTTTCTGCATCTGAGAAATGAAAATGAACAATGTCTCTGGGAATTTTTCTATAAGTTCAAAATAGTCTGTATCCTTTTTACCTCTGAACACATACTGCACACTATCAACAAAAACTATTTTAGGCTGTCTTTTTCTGTCTAGTCGTTTTACCATATCATCGTATTTCTCTTTTTGCATTACATACTTTCCAGCGACTTCTTTTAGATTATTCAGATTGACAGAGCGTTTAAAACTGGCTCTCAAGCCCTCTTCCGCTGAATTGTAAAACACTCTTTCAAAGCTGCACAAATACTTCATTAGCTGGAGCGCATAGGTTGTTTTGCCATGCCCAGAACCACCATAAATTAAAAGACTACCTGTACGCTCTGGCTTACCTAAATGCCTCCCCCACTCTCCAGTAAATTCAAATTCATTAAATCTTGCTTTTTCAATATCTTCGTGGGTGTAGTAGCGGGGTATTTCTAATTCACTTTTAGCCATTATTTAATAATCTTTGTTTTTCAATTTCAATTCTAACCTTTCTTAAACTGCCTTTCGTTTTGGCAAACATTTGCTTTGGTGTTAGCGTCGAATGGTTAGCTTTTGACACCTGTGCTATTTGTTTTAAATAGAACTCCTCCAAAGCTTCTTTTACATCGGGGCTCACTTTTTTAAAATCGTTGCCGTAGCGGTCAAATATTTCGGTGTAGCCCACTTTGTTTAGGTTCTTTTGCCGGTTGATTTTTTCTCTCAGACCATCAGCACCCATCATATACCAGCCACATGCGTACTCGGTAGCATTCCATAAAGCTTTTAGCTCTAAAAACGCAGGATAGTCCAAATCTCCAGCCTCATCTAATATCACAAGTGGCATTTCTAATTGCTTGACATAAAAAACAAGATCCTCATAAACATCTGCGTATCGTCCAGTATAAATTATCCCGAACTCTTGCGCTATTTTTCTAATGAGTTTCTGTTTACTTTTCACTTGAGAGCAATCAATGTATATAGCATTGCGATTTTCTTTTACATACTGTTTTGCCGTGTGTGTTTTCCCGATACCTGCCAAATCACAAAGGATAGCCGAGATACTGCGCGTTTGGCAGGCTTCTAATTGACTATACACATACTCGTATGTTTCAGTTTTCACGGTAACCCATGGTGTTTCTTCTTTTAACTGAACGCCTAATCTTCTAGCTATGTTTATCCATTTCGCGTCGGCCAAAGAGTAGTCTACATCTCCACCCGTGAAAATTTTAGAATACTGGCTAGAATTTACGCCCAATGCCTGTGCGTGCTTTTCAGCATTCTTGTAATTTGGTAAATTATTTTTAACGGCTTCAATTATTCGTTTTTTTAGCTCTGTGGTTATCATTTGTTATGTTTTTATAAATCGTTAATGGCTCTATTGCGTTGGTTTATTGTTGTGTCGGTATATGAGTACTCTAATTCTTGCGCTTCCTCAACTACTTCAAAATCTACCTCTATGGCGGCGGTGGGCTTCATTGTTCCAATTTTTGGCAATTTTTCTTCGCTTAATCGTCTGGTCATTGCATCAAACTTAGTAATGTAAGCCATCGCTTCTTGGTACTTTCTGGCGTCTTCATCTGTCCACTCTACATTGGCTCGGTTAAATACAGGGACAGGCTTGCAAGTACATAAGTATTCGCCGTTTTGGTACAAATACACCTCTTTTTCTTCGTTATCATTTGGCAAGAAATAAGCGTCCACTTGATAATTATTCGGGGCGAGCATAGAAAGCACCTGTGGCGTTGGTAGCTGGTATTTCTCATATTGCACATTCACATATTGGTTTCTTCTTATCGTGGTTTTGGTATGTTTACCGATAAATTGCGCTAAAAGAGCTTTGTTCAATTTTGGTAAATTCGGATTGACATTTTCCAAAAACACCTCAAGGCGTGTTTTGCCTTTATATTTTCTTTGGTTCGGGTGTAGCTCGTTGTTATACAAAGTTTGTTCTTCCAGTTCCCAAGCCACAATTTGCTCATAAGTGGCTTTTGCTTCTTTGTAGTTATCGTTTGCCTCATCAAATATTTTTTGGCGAGTTACGCGGTTGCTCTCGTTGCGTGAATAGTGGCGACCTACATTCTGGTGTCTATCTTTCTCCACGCCGTATTTCTTAACGCGGATAAAGCCCTCAGCTTCTTTCTCCTGCGAATTGGTAGGGTTACACCAGCGGACAAATGGAAACAATACACCTGCTTTCATTAGCCCCTCCGAAAAGTCGCTTACTAAATGTTGCTCTACTTCCATTTGCATAGGAACGCCTAGCCCGTAACTTGTAGTAAACTGAAACATATTGCGAATGCAATCCAAAAACAAAGTTTGATTTTTGCTCTTGCTGTGGGCTATTCCTATCATTGCCCCAGAAAGCGAATCAAAGGCATAGTACGCCATTACTTTTGAGCCATCTGGCAATTTGTGGTGCATTATATCGCGGTCGTCTAGTGTGATTTTACTCATACTAAACAGCGGAGCGTGTCGGTGCACATGTGGGCGTGATTTTTGGCTAAAATCATAGGCGCCATTACGGCACTTTTCTATGATGATTTTATTTTCTGGCTTGTTCAAATAGTTATTAATGGTGCTTTCGGAAAGCTCCACCATTTGCCCATTTTCATCGTAGAAATCCTCGCGGTTAAAGATTTCGCCTGTTTGCGCATCGTAGGCTTCAAGTGCCCCGCCCATAAACTGCAAATACATATCATGAGTGCTGCTCATATAGGGCTTATTTGGCATGCAGTACAGCCCAATAATTAGGCGTTCAATATCTTCATTTACCTTGCGAGCATTCACGCCGCCTTCGCCTTTATGAATAAAAGCCATATATCTGTCTTTTAGATATTGATTATATTTTCTTTGCAAGCTGCGAGCATTGCTCGGCAAATCATAATGCCATTTTTCGGTATTCAGACCATTTACCGCTTCGCTAATGTTTTGCCAGATTTGTGTTTTCTTTTTTCCAAAGATTTTATTGCTTGCCACTCTATCTTTAAAGATGGTTTCAATAGCGTTTAAAATCATGGCAGAAGTCGCCTTTTGGCGTTGTTTTTCAAACTTCAAAGGCTTGCCGTTGGGCTTTCTATGCTGTGCAAAAAAATCAATGGCTTTGGGATCCGGTAAAATGTATTTTTCGAGCTGATTTCTTACTAAATTATCCTCTGGTCTGCCCAGTGCACGCACACAATATTCTTTTAGGTTGATACCTTTTACCACGGGCAAATCGTGAAAAGACACCCACGCTTGGTTGTCTTGCCCACGCCCCTCTTTGGTACGGACTAGCTTTCCTCTGCGGCATAAAACCTTATAATAATCATAGGAAATTATCGCCCAATCCTCATAAAGTAATTTGGCTGGTATAGACACTATGTTGTTTTGATATGCGTACATTTTTCTCGTTTAATCTTCGTTTACCGCTTTAATGATTTTCTCTACTAAAATCTCCCAATCTTCCTCAAAGGTTCTCAGTACTTTCATAGTAGACTTAGTTCTGCAATTTTGAGTGTGTTTTTTTCAAGTTTCAAAATCTCTTTTCTATGCTTACAGAATTTTTTAAAGGCTTTTAAAAACTCCTCTTCTGAGATTTCTACAAGCCCTCCGCATTCCTTAAAGATTATTTCCAGCCAAGGTGTATCAAGACTGATATAATCCTCCATCCCCTTACCATAATCGCTAAGTGAGAATGAAATGGCTTCAGCTCCAGCCATACCATTAAAGCTAGAAAACTTATAGTAATCATTGCTTTTACCTTTGTAAAACTTTCCTACTTCTAATTCTTTTAAATTTTTAATTAATTTCATTTCCTTTAATTTTTAAAATTCTGTGCTCCCGCCGAGGGCTCGAACCTCGGTGCCTGCCTGTCGGGAATAGTAGCACTCTTGCATTTTTATTTGCCTGCCGTGCTACGGCTCACTAAATTTGTGGTGTCTAATCAAAAATTATAGTGATATGCTTCTACATCCTAAAACTTTCTTTTTCAGTGGTGAAAACAATGTATTTGACGAAATTTCATTAATTAATTTTGAAACAATTAACGCTGATTATCTTCAGATGACTTACCAATTTGCTGCGGAAAACCACATTGCCCTTGGCAAGCTTGGTAGTAGCTTATATAATCAGTTCTACCCACTACTGCTACCTCTGAATGTCGGTAACAATAACACCTTGAAGAAACTGGTAGATATTTTAACTCGTAAGTATAAGCTTGTACCTGTTGATTTAAATCCGATTTATGCTTGTGATAATCTTCCAGACCTACAACATAGAGATGATTTGAAAATTTTCTTAGAAGCAATCGCACTAAGCCAACATTAAACGCTTTAGCTTCTGCCTCGTCTAATCCTATGCAAACCGTGTTAGGATAGCTATTATTTAATAAGCTTTTGCCATTTTGTGTTTGTATATCAAAAGAAAATAATATTTTGTAAGGTTTCATAGCTTCTATTTTTTTGTATCTTTTAAAATTCTTTTGCTCCCGCCGAGGACTCGAACCTCGGTGCCTGCCGGTCGGGAAACCTAACGGAGTGGTTCACCGTCAGGTAAAAATCACTATATTTGTTATGCCCAATCAAAAATTATAGTGATATGAAACAGTTTCGTTTAAATGTTGTAATTGAGTATCTTGATAAAGATTTACCTATCAAAAACAGAGGGATTATACACCCCATTTTAAAGAGCTTAGCCCTTATGCATCATTTGGATTATGTGATTGACAAGGACTCCCAAACCTTTCTAAAAGAAGCAATGCCAACCTCTTCTCTTTTTGATTTAGTTTACTTTCGTTCAACGGAGAACTCTCGTATAGAAAGGAAGCAACTGAAGAAGGTAATCGAACTAATTTTTGATCACTACAATCCGCTTTTAGGTGGCGTGGATGTTTATTGCATGTATCAAAAGTTTTTAAAAACCTTTCCTTTTCCAAAATCCTTTGTTCGTCCGTTAAATTATCCCTATGCTGAAGTTTATGAGAATGGCTCCCCAACTTTATGTATTTGGAAAGAAGAGTTATTAGATATTTTAGATGATGTATCATAATCTTATTTTTTTAAAACATTTCTACTTGTAACACTTGGGGCAGGGCTTGCACTTGTTGCAATTTCTCTTTGCCCAGTTTAATGGCAAGGAGTGCCTCAGCGTACAGCTTATTAATGTACCAGCCATTGGTGCCTTTGTAAAAGTGCTCTGGATGCTTGCGTATGCGTGCGTTTCTTTGCCCAGAGCTCACGGAGTAGCCGTTTTGCAACAACCACCAGTCATAAGGCAAAGCCTCCATTCCATATACATTGAGCGATTTTGGCATTTGTACAAATTGTTTTCTTGCTGTTTTTTCTACTTCTATAAAGTATCGGCGGATTTCTCTACCTTTTTTACTTCTTTGGAGCATGGCGATTTCCTTTGCAGTGTCCAAAGTCAAAACATAATCTTTTGTCCATGCTTTATTATGTTCACCCGCTGGGACTAAAAGGGCTAACGTTTCATAATCAACACCTTGCGTGTAACCATAACCGAGCATTCTTTTAATCCATTTCCCGAATTGCTCGTTACTTCCAAGAAACTGGTGTAGGTCTTTTGCGCTCACGGTATTTTCTCCGTTTTTCTCTGTGATTTTGATTAAATTTGTCATCATTTTAAATTTTTATATATGAAAGAAATTATTTTAACTGAAAGGGTTGTGTTTTCAATTGGTGGAAAGCACCCCTCCGAGAGCTTTACTTTTCCTGCTATACAGAAGCGTTTAGATGAAGGCTATGTGGTAAAAAGTATTTTTTACTCGCCCACAGGAGGAGCAAACTCTGTAAATGGCATTGCCTTAACCGTACATCTTCAAAAGCCGAAGACTGAACCTCAATAGGGGTAATTTTTTTGGAAAGTGTCCAGCCCCATAGGCTTTTACGCTCTATTATATTGTAAAATCCTATCTGCGCGCTGGGCACTATTTTTATTTCTATCTTTATCATAGCTTATTGATTTAAATTGTCAATCATTTCACTCATTGGAATGCCGAGTAATTTCTTACGCTCCATCGCCTTATCATATAAGGCTTTTACAATTTCAGGGTGAAACACACGGTGTCTCATTACATTTTCGCATCGTGTGCGACTAAATCCATTTTCACAAGCCACTGCAACCACATCACCACGCAATAGATTAGCACGAATAAGTTCAATAAGTTCCATTCTCTGCTTTCGGTTGTCGTTACCAATTAAAACAGGTTCTTCCTGTTTTTTTGTTTCCAAAGCCTCCCAGCGAAGAACCAATCTCGCCCTTGCCTCATCATTGAACTTTGTGGCGATGTACAAGCACTCGGTTTTCGTTAATTCATATTGTGGTCTCGGCTTGCCTTGTTCGTCTAAATATTCAGCCAACGCAAAATTGCGTCCGCTAACTTTTACCCATCCTCTTTCCATATTTCGGATAGACCTCAACACTTCTGTGTGTCTTTTTCCAGCTATCTGAGCAATTTCTCTACTGCTCATTGTGTCTTTAATGCTTAAATTGTTCATAACCTATTGTATATTAATAGTTTTTGCTTCTTCTTGTAGTAATTCTTTTGCTCTTTGTCGGATTTTTTCGGCGGTTTCAGACTGAAACACATATCGTAAACTCATCTGCACTGTTTGATAAGTAACCGAAAATTCTTTTGCAATTTGATGCGCAATATCAGGATGCACTCGTATTTTTTTCAT